ACGTCAGCATATACTGTAGCCTGTGTCGGAAGTGCCGACATCACGCCAAGTGTCAAGGCTGCAGCCAAGACTGTGGCAAGTTTCTTAAATGAATTCATTTTTCTCCTTATTAGTTTATACTATATAATGTTTAATCTATCAAGAAAATCTCTAACATCTTTAGGCATTTCCTTGTTGTCTAATTCTACCATATCTCTCTGCTTCTCTGCAAGTCGTGTAGAGGTAGACCAAGTATGAATCTCAATCTCATGGTTAGAATCTTTAGGTGTATGTGATATTGCTCCAAATACAGCGCCACATACAGCATCTGCTAGGTCCTTAGATTTTTTACGTGGATGATCAACTCTAGTATTTTTCATAATTTTGAGTTCTGACATTTCTTCCAGTAATAAAGGAATTCTTGGTATTGCAACTCTCTCTTCATATATCATCATGGCTAAGTCTTCGTAATGTTTTTTAGCAACAGAAACGGTGTCAGTCTTTATGCCTACCGCTTTTAATTCTTGTTGGATATCAAATGACTGCCAACGATCAAATGAAACAACCCCAATATTAAATCCTTGTCTGCGTAAATTAATAATCCATTGTTTTACTTCTGATAAGTTAACTGGACCCTCTGATTTTGGTTCCCACCAAGCAACTGCATCAACAACAACCATTGGCGCTACTTGTTCATAATCTTTAATAACTTGAATATTTACCCATTTATCTACATGAGCAATTGCTACAGCACACTTGTCGTGTTTCTGAGCAAGGTCAGCATGAATGTAATATATTTTTTCTGGATCAGGTTTAAAAGATTCATCAAACCTTCTAAAGTTATCAATTGGATTTCTTAATGTCATACACTTTTCTAACTTATCTTTTTGTTTAAAGAATGCATCTGATGCAAATGTTGGCGTACATGCAAAGCGCATCATGGCATCACCAAGGTCTGTGTAGAATGCTAGTTTAAAATCATCTATCTTTCTTGTTGGGTTTACTTCCCACGTTGTTTTTTTAAGTGCTAAAACCTTTGGAACCTTATAAGAAAGAATTGTATCTTCTTCCCATGCAATTTCAAATTGATTGTTTGGATCATTATGTGGTAAATCTTCATTCATGATAAAGATATGTTTCTTTTCAATAGTTTCTTTTTCTGCAATAACATCTTCATACCTTTTTGAAATAAAGTCACCTTGATAACGGGGAAATGATAGTAGTACTACTTTTCCTAAATCTGGAAAACGAGAATCAACTGAGCCACGAAATGCTTTATAAATATTTTCTGCAGTTTTGCCTTGCTCATTACCAGTTCCAACTTCAGATGCAAAACCAGAAATTTCATCAAGGACTGCAAGTAATAAATTTAACCCTTCATGTGATTCTCTTTCTGAGTGTCCAGAGTAAACCGTAATTGATTTATCAAACTCAACGCTATCTGCTTTTGCGTTATACTTTCCTGCAAACCATGGTGATTTTTCTATCTTGGTTTTAAATCCTTTAAAAAATACGTTCTTTGCTTGTTGTGCGTTAATGGCTACGTTTATGATATCAATTGCATCCCCGCTTGGTTTTCCATAATATCTAGCAGGATCTTTAAGACACAATAGTTTATATACTATATATGCACAGGCTACCGTTGATACAAAATCTTTTCCAGATCCTTTTCCAAGTTGTAAAATAATTTCATTTTTAGTATATTTATCAAAATATTGAGCACCTGCAACCGATCCAAATATTTCTTGCAGTTCTTCTTTACGATAAATTTGACTCATTGCTTCTACAATTTCATATTGAATTAAAGATAATTCGGGCTGTCCAAGATAATCAGCAGACTCAACAAATGTTTTTGCGTCTACTGGAATCTCATCAAATTGATTTTCTTTTAAAACTTCTAAAAAATCATTAAACATCTTGGACAATTGTAATTACCTCTCCTTCTTTGGCAATCTGAGAAAGACGTCTCATAATTAAATCACGAACCTCTGGATGGGTTGAAGCAATATCTCTTAGGATTTCAACAAGAACCTCTTGTCGTCTTTCAATTTCAACCATTTCTTCTGCAAGTTCTTTATTTTCTAAAAGTCCTGCTTTCTGTAACATTTCAATTCTAGATTTTTCAATATCCATTACTAACTTAATTGCTTGAGTTTTTGCACTAAGATTGTTAGTCATACTTGATTCATCAATTACTTCGTAAGCCTTTGTAATCAGTTTAGTGTAATGCGTATCTGCTCCAGCAAGTGCCTCCTTAGCACGAGCACGAATCGCATCGTTGGCAGAAGCCATAACCTTCCACTCATTAATTAAAGAAACTACACGAGTACGTGGAATGTCCAACTCTTTAGAAATTTTTGTTGGATCTTGACCTTTAAGATATTCTGTAACTACCTTATTAACTTCATCAAGATGCTCAATTAATTCTGTTTCAGTTGACATTTTTTTCCTTTGCTATTTTTAATAAAACTAAATATCCTATTAAGTCATCAATATCATTATCTCCAGGATAATCCGTGCCTTTCATTAAACGACTTAATTTGTCGTCAATTCTAACTTTAAGTTGTTCTGCTGGATCTGACTTACTAAAAATTCTTACAGGATCAAGAGCAGAATCACCATATGCTATATTTTTTTCTATAAGCATTTGTGCTATAGAGTGACACGTTTTCCAAATTAAATTGCCAGACGGCGCTCCAACTGACTTAAGATAAAGATCATCACATTTAAAATCTTTAACATCTCCATACACTGGTTTTAATTTCATCTTTTTGATTTCCTTAATCCAAATTTTGCAAGGTATACGTAGACAGTTTCAACACTAGTCCCGCACTCGTTGGCAATATCTTGTGGAGATTTTTTGTCCATAACAAACCTTTTACGGAGCCAAGCCTCGCTTGTATACAGTTTAGCACCCATGATATTATTTGTCAACCTCTGTTTCAGAAATGTCATAGTCGTATGCGTTTGAGTCTTCTAAAACCCATTTATCGTAACTTTCAACATCCCATTTATTTGTATTTATAAGTCTTTGTATTACTAGATCTTTTTTGGTTACAAATGATGGTTCTTTTAATCTAATACGGTTATTAGGCTGTACCGCAAAATTTCCATCATCTCTTTGAATAACATGACCACATTTATGTTGCCCTGGACTTTCTGAATACCCATCATCTAATATATTGCTTTCTGGATTATGCCAGTCTAAAGTAAATAAATATTTTCCGCCAATGTTATTTTTATTTCTATCTATGTATGACATTTTCATGTTGCTTAAGTTTTCAAATTTTGTAACTGCTATATGAGGACTAAAAGAATTCCAAAGTACAAGGTTGTAAATTGGCTCTTCAGGAACTCCTGGTTTTGTACAAAATGCATTGATTGGCATTCTCCACCAAATTCCACCATCTTCCATTAAAAAATGAAATAAAGGACTTCTACTTTTAATACTAGACACACCAAAAATTACACATGGAAAATATTTGTCATGACTATCCTCTTGATCTCTTAAAAAATTACCACGAACATAGCACTCAATTGGTGGTATGTTAGCATTTAACTCTGGCATTATTCCTCAATTCTCATTGCTTTATTCCAGTTATTAATAGCCCAGTGGCCGATACCACAAGCATCAGCAACATCATTATCGTTAACAATTTTATCATAGTTGATTTCAATTAATTTTATGGTCCTTTCTTTTCTAACTTGTCTTTCATAAGACTTATACCAAGAATCCGACTTCCCTGGATTTTTTGCTCTAATATTTACCTGTTCTTCTTTTGTTAATCTTTTATTTCCCAAATAATTTTGCCAAGTTATTGGTGCTACAGTTCCTATAACTTTTGTTCCAGTTAATCCTGCTGCACCTAACAGTGCCCCTTGAACTAGGGCTAGATCTGCAGCAGTTTTAGGGCTATTCATAAATACCGTATGTTCAATTACGATTGCTTCAAACCCTCCAAAATGTTCAAAAAATGCTTTTGTCTTGGCACAAGCATCCATTACTTTTTCGTAATTTGTTTTTCCATTAAAATTAATTTTACCAATACTGCCTAAGACGTTATTATTAAAAATAGCAAAAGCAAGACTGTTGGTGCTTGCATCAATAGCACAAATTGTTTTTGGATTATTTTTGTTCATAATCAAAAAATCCTTTTAGTTGTTTTAACATCTTGTCTACATTTTTTTTATTTATATTGCAATTAGAGCAAAAACCAGAATCATTGTATATTGAAAGTTGTTCTCCACAACCACCAATACAAAGTCTTTTTTTTCCTATTCTTTTTTGTCTACGAGTTATTTGATACCTTTCGGCTATCTTTATCTTGGTGGCTTCTTCTCTACAAACATCTCCACAATAAATTTGATAACTTACTTTTGGTGTAAACTGGGTCTCGCACCTTTCACATAGTTTCACATTTATTCATCTTTCTCGTCCTTTAATAATCTCATAGGTTTAATCTTAATTGTTCCGTCTCCTGCTTCAGCGCATGCTTTTTGAATAGGGCATACCTTGCAAATTTTTGAATTTGAGCGATATGGAATTTCTGGTAATTGTTTGTCTTGCCAATTTTTGTAAACTACTTTCATCCAGTCAAATGTTTCATCTACCCAAGCACGGTATTGATCATTTACTACAACAGGTAAAGTAAGTAGTTCGTGATTGTTTTTATTTTCGTAAATCATTACACCCTTACGAATTTTCCAAACCTTCATATACATTAATAATTGCATTAAGTGACCCATTTTAGGTTTTCTACTTAATTTTTTATGCTCAAAGTCATCGTTTCTTATTGTTTTAATTTCACCAACAAGTCTTTCACCTTTATAGTCAATCATGACATCCCCATACCCGTCAAAAGGTGGATCATCAGTTTTAACTCTAAACTCCATTGCTGGGTGAGTTTGCTTGCCATATTTTCTTGGTATTGGGTCAAACTCTAAATCTTGTGCAAGTAACCCAGAAGCCTCTATTGCATCTTGTATTCTTCCATGTCCTAAAGTTCCCTGTGTCCTATTTGCTACGCCAATAGCATCTGAATTATCATAATGTATTTGACCGTCAAACGCTAAATGCCAATATCTTGGACACTCACCTGCGCCATAAGTTAAACCAGATGCAGAAAAATTATTTTTCTTGGTAAACTTTGGTTTTGTTTTAGTAAGATAGCCAGCGTTTATAGCAGTGTCTAAACCTTCAACAAGATTTTCATCTTCTTGGCTATTTCTTTTTTTCTTTTTGGTATCTTTAATCATAATCTGTTTTAGTAAGTTTTTAGCCATGTTTCATCCTTTGTTTATATTAATTATAGCAGGTTAGCGCATTATGTATTTAAGCGCTGATACCAAATCGTTTATTGTTTGTGCTGCTGTAAAGTATATGTTTTTCTTTGCCCTGTCAGATTTGTCAACATTGGCCATCCAAGTGGCTTTAAAAGACATTTTTGCTGCAATAGCCTGTAGCCTTACAATTTCAAGACTAGCAGCCTGAAGTGGAATATCTGGTTTTATAATAATCTTTGCAATCATAGTTAGAGCAACGGTCAACTCCTCGTCCTGCATATAGTCTGCAATCTCTGTTAAACCATTTACCATGTCAAGTGTTGTTTTTTGTGATCCTGGTTCAGACATTATATTTCTCCTCTGTTAATTGTTCTAGCATATTCATTTCAATTATAGCAAGTCTTACTTTTTTATTACCTTCTCCAAGAATTACAATAATGGCTGGAGACTTATCTCTACCCGCTTGAATAGAATCAGTAACAGCCTTTGCCCATACGTCTTTATTTAATGTAAAAGATTTGCTGGCTTCTTTAAAATCAACAACAAATTCACGCCATGTTGCATCACCCTTCTGTGTATTTCTACCAGAATTTTTATGCTGCTTAGCACCTATTCTTTTACTTTCGTTCTTTTCGCTCATAATCTTTCTTTGTTGGAGGCAGTAAGTTAACTTTTGAAATATGTTTTTGCGTACACATCCATGTTGCATCTCCAGTCTCTCTCCAATATCTTAAAGATGTTACAACTTCTTGACAAGTTTTACATGGCCACTTGCCAGGATATACAGTAAAATTTTGTTCAGGCATTAATTATTTTTTTCTTAAGTTGTTCTTGTAAATCTAAATCTTCCTTAACACGATCTATAAAACCATCACGGCCTTGGACTTTTGTTCCATCATCTAACTGATACCATGCACCAGTTCTATTAACTAGCCCCATTGATTCTGCGGTATCAACTAAATCTCCTATTGCATCAATACCAATATTGTCACCTCTAAAATAAAAATCATACTCACCAGATTGGAACCCTGGAGAGGTTTTAGAGAATTGTAATTCCCAACGAATTTTTCTACCAATTTTTTCTTCAATTAATTTATCCCCCACCTTAATCTTTCCTTTAATTGCTTGATTTTCTGACTCAGAAGAAAACAACTTAATTACGCAAGATGAATAAAATTTGGTAGCCTGACCGCCAGAAGGTTGTTGACTTGTGTACATTGCGTTAATATTATTTCTTGATTGTGAAATAAGAACAAGCAGTGTTGGCTTTACTTTGTTGTTAGCATAGTTAAGCATTTTCCAAGCATTGCTAAAGTCTCTAGATTCTGCACCAATCTGTTTTGTATTTTCAAGTGCCTTCATTTCGTCTGAATCTTTTTCAAAATATATTGCAGGAAGCATTGAGGTAATTGAATCAATAACAATAAGATCAACTCCAGCATTTATAAGTCCAACACCAACATCTACCATGTCGCTAATAGTGCGTGCTTGAGAGTAAATTAATTTTGTTGGATCTACCCCCATTTGCTTAGCCCATTCCTCTGAGTAAGACATTTCAGAATCAATCCATGCACAAACCTTGCCCTCCTTTTGTGCTAAAGCAATCATCTGTAAACACATAGATGACTTAGCCGATGACTTACTTCCCCAGACAAGCACTTGTCTACCGTATGGCAGTCCACCGCCTAGTGCACGGTTTAATCCAAAACTTGGAGTTGGCTGATACTCAAAATTAATTCCTTCTCCTGTGCCAAGACGTTTTCTAATTCTTGGGTCTAACTGTGATAGTACATCTTGTATATTAACTGACATTTACATCCTCCATAATTACCGTGCCATCTTTGGTTTTACCAAAACTAAATTTATACGATTTACCTTCTTCAATGTGCATATATGCTTTTGGAAATGCCGTAGGAAATACTGTTACTGAGTGTAAGTCTCTTAAAGTATCTGCTAAAGTTAAAGAAGCCATTTTCTTTCCAGCCTTTGTTATTCTTGATTTAAATGAAACAACAAACATCTCATCCTCTGTATAAGGCAATTGTTTGTAACCTAAAAATTTAACAAGTGCATTTGAAGATTCTTTTATTTCATCAACAGGAATTGCAGAGACAATCCTATTGTCATTAGCAAGAACCAAATAAGTACGACCCGTCTCAATAGTCGTTCCTTCTTCATCAAATATACCAACACTCCCAGTTTTGTCAAGAATTTCAACTCGTGACCATCCCTTTCCTCGTTTAATTGCTTTAACCATGCCCATTAAAATAAAAGATCCTTTTTCTTCAAAATCTTCAATTGATTGAATAAATGCATAATAGTGAGATGGAATAGAAATATTAAACTCTGGAAGATTTAGATACTCATAAAGATTTTCTTTAATGTCTTCATCGTTACGTGGATTATCAGAAAATGTTGCAGCACCAGTTAGTTTTAGTGCATTTAAGGCTCTACTGTTTACGCCATTACCTTTTGTAAATGTAAACTCCTCAAGTTGCTTATAACTATTAAATGGTCTTGCATCAATATATTTTTGTGCAATGTTGTTTGAAATAAACTTAATACCAGTTAATCCAAAACGAATTCCCTTACCTTCAATTTTAAAATCTAAATCTGAATCATTAATATGTGGCAGTTTAACTGGTATGCCCATACGTTTTGCTTCAATCAAATACTCTGTTCTACCATCTTTATCTTTTTCATTTTTAAGAAGGGCAAACATAAATTCAAGCGGATAGTAATATTTTAACCACGCCGTCCAATACGAGAGAGTAGAGTAAGCAACTGCGTGGCTTTTGTTAAACGAGTATCCCGCATGCTCCTCAAAGTCGTGCCAAAGGTCCAAGGCTTTGTTAGGAGATATGTACTTACTCGCCCCAGCAACAAACCTATCTTGAAATAGATTGAACTCTTTTGCATCTTTTTTCTTTCCAATAATCTTACGAACCTTGTCAGCCTCTGCCATTGTCATTCCACCAAGATAAACGCAAGCCTGCATAACCTGTTCCTGATAAAGGATACACCCATATGTATCATCTGTGAATTCTTTCATGGTTTGATGAACATAAGAAACGTTTTGCTTACCGTGTTTACGAGCAATATAATCTTTACCAATAGTATTCATAGCGCCTGGACGAACTAAAGCATTTGATGCTGCTAACTCATTAAAATTCTTTACTCCCATTTTTACTAGGAGGTTTGTATATGGTGTTGCTTCACACTGGAATACACCTTTTGTATACCCGTCTGAAAGCATTTCATATACTTTTGGATCTGCCATATCAATTGACAAAAGATTAATATCTTGATAATGATTTTGTTTAATCATATCAATACAATCTTTTACTACACTTAAAGTTTTAAGACCTAATGCATCAATTTTAATAAGGCCAATCTTTTCAGCCTCTTGCATATCAACACCAACCACAGGAATGCGATCATCGGATCCAGGAGAAGAGCGAGTCTCCAATGGCGCATACCTAAATATTGGATTCTTACTAGTAACCACACCAGCAGCATGAATGCCAGTGCCCCTAATACGACCACGTAATTGTTCTCCATAAATCTCCACTTCTGGATATTTTTCTCTAAACCACAATGTAGTTTTAGATGTGCAGTATTCATCCCAAGTATCAACTAACTTTAATACCTTGTTAACATCTGTTAATGGTATATCTAAAACTCTTGCAACATCTCGCACAACACCTTTATCCTTAAACTCAAGAAATGTAGCAATAGATGCTACGTGCCTATATTGTCTAACTAAATAATCTTTTACTTCATCACGACGAGTATCTTGAATGTCCGTATCAATGTCAGGAAAGTCATTACGCTCTGGATTAATAAAACGAAAAAATAAAAGTCCATGTTCTAGTGGATCTATATCTGTAATGCCAAGCATATAACAAACTAAAGAACCAGCGGAGGATCCACGACCAGGGCCAACTAAAATTCCTTCTTTCTTAGCCCAATTAATCATGTTTTGAACTACAAGAAAATATGGAGCAAACTTTTTATCTTTAATAATTTCAAGTTCTTCATCTAATCTTAACTCATAAGAATCATTTCCTAACCAAGAAGATGTTAACTTTTTATCACTTAACGCTTGCCACGCTAGGTCTCTTAGTTGTTGATCTGGATTTTTATATTGAACAGGAAGTAGGTTTAGTCCATCTTTAATGTCATAATCTTCTACTGTGTTTGCTAACAATAGTGTGTTTGAGTATATGTCTTCTCTATTAATACCCTGTTTTTCCATTGCTATTTTAATCTCTTCATATGAAAGAAGATGAATATCAAATTTGTTAAATGTTATATCACGATCATGGCCATATAAATAATCAAGTCTTTCCATCATATCCTTTTTCTTTTTAGATTTTTCGTATGATGAATCTTTAATATTTTTTGCATGTGTATTTAATAATAACTTAAATTCTTGAATCTCTCTTTGAGATGTGTCTGAATGATGACAATCTGGAGTTACAATAGCCTTTATATCAAACTCGTCTGCAAGTTCAAGTAAATACTTATTTATTTCAGGAGTGTTATGTGGCATTACTTCAATATAATAATCGCTACCAAAATTATCCTTAAACCATTTTATATATTTTTTAGCAAGAGCAAACTCTTGTTCTTCTAATGCTTTAACCAAAACGCTACTTGGACAAGCAGAGGTTACAATAATTCCTTCTTTATATTTTTGTAGTATGGCAAAGTCAAATCTTGGCTTTTTAAAAAATCCATCTGTCCATGCAATTTCACTAATTTTGTTAAGATTTTCTAAACCTTTTTGATTCTTGGCTAGAAGGATAATATGATTATAGACAAGATCTTGTTGACCTTCTCTTTCAGACTTATCTCTTTTATCAGATATGTCTGCACACATATATCCTTCTAGACCTAGAATTGGCTTTACACTTTTTGCTTTTGCAATTCGGTACAGTTCCCGATGCCCAGATAAGGTTCCGTGATCTGTGATAGCCAACGCTGGCATACCAAGTTCAACTGCTCGGTCTACATATTCTTCTGGAGTAGCAACACCGTCAAACAGTGAGTAATGGGTGTGTACGTGTAAAGCAATATATTTATTATTCATTAATTAAATATTTTCTTATTCCAATATTGTTTTTTATATCCATCTAAAAAAATAGATTTGATGTTATATCTTTGTTTTTCAACTTTAGTTAAAATATTATTTTTTAAATTTATTTTTTTTGATTCCCAAGAATCTCTTTTAAAAGGAATAATTTGATACATTGGTGTTCCTTTTGGTATTAAGCCAGTAAAATCTTCTTTTATAAAAAATCCAACTTTTCCATCTAAAAAATATTTATCAGAATCAATAATTCCAGAAAAACACCTAAATGGCAAATCATCTCTATTTAATGGATGTGTGATTAAACAACTGTATCCTTTTGGTAAGACTGGATTCCAAACCCTTGACCAATGAAAAAAAATATCACTAAACTCTGTTGGGATCGGCATTTTTGCTATAGATGTTATTGGTCTAGTAGAGATTATGGGGTTATCTTTATCTAAAGTAAATGAATAATGATAATACAATTCTTGATTTTTACGTTCAATAAAAATATCACACCAAGTTTCTTGAATATATCCAAAAGAAAGCGTATCAAAAAATGGCATACATTTTTTAAAAGTAGAATTTGGAAGCCCCGCTTCTTTAAAAGATAATTTATTACTATATGAATTATTATCATAATTAAAGAAGGGAGCAGATTCTTTATACCAATCTGGTATATAAAACTTTGCTGGTTTTGGCATAGGAACAAATTTTTCTATTTCTATACTGTTAGCAACAAAATTAATTTTTTTCAACTAACTACCAATCTGTATTGGTTGATGAAGTTAAAGATGGAGTGTCAAACCCCAAATAGAATGCTTCTTGTTCAGCATAAGGAATTTTCTTTAATGCTAACTCAAGAGCGTATGGCTTGTATGCTGACCAGTCAAATGGTTCTTTGTCTGGTGCAGATGGAATAAGTGTGTAACTTGTTTCAGTACCCTGACCGTTACGCTTTAACTTCCATGAAATGTTTGAGATGCTTCCTGTTTCAAGAGCATACTCACGAATAGTATTAAATGCAGATTGCTTGCTTACGCCCATTGACCAAATAGCCACATATGGCTCTTCAAT